CTTATTGTGACTTTGTCATTAAGTTCCAACTCTTTCTCTCTCATTGAGGCTCTGAGTTGATCGATGATTAAAGGTTTAGTTTTAACAGTAGTTGTAAAACCTAGTTTCACAGTTTCCCTGTCAGTGATCTTATCGTGTTGTACTTCAGTATAGAAGTTAGGGTAGGCTAAGTCTTTACCTAACCTAGTACAAGTCAATATACCGTGTGAGTTGTTTTCTACACAGATAAAGGCCTCGTTGTAGTATGTTCCCAAGTGAAACAATACTGTTGCGAAGTAGTCAGGATGGACATGACCTCGCCATGTGGCAACCTGTCTTTTTTTACTATCGAGTACAATGGCCACGGAGTAGTCTCCGTTCCGTATTCCCATAGATACATCTGCACCAATGACATACTGTTCTCCACTATCGTGCTTTATAAATGTAGTTAATTCACCACGATTATGGTTAACCCATTCATCAGTTTCTAATGCAAGTCTTCCTTCTACATCTCTAGTGTCAGGTAATAACTTCTGAAGTTGATCAGGGTTAAATACAGGACGACCTGTAGTTAGGAAAGCCTCATCAGGGTATGATGGGTACTCTTGTTTAAATAACTCTATACCGTTTTGAGCAATCTTACGTCTACGAAACATAAGTTGTTCATTGTCTAGTTTAAACTTTTTAGCGAGTTCCTTTTCGTCAGGTGTTCTTTTAAAGTTTTTAGGTACTTCTTCACGGTACTCAGGGTCAGTGAACCAAGGAATAAACACAGGGATATAGCCGTTTTTACCTTCGACTGCACCCTTCCACAGGTCATAAAATATTCCTGAAACACCGTTTGCAGTGGATTCAATGAATATAGACGTATTAGTTGTATTCGGTACTGCCTGTGCAAGACCATTCCAAATATCAGTGGCTGAACTTTTAGGCCAAAAAGCAATTTCTGAAGCGTGGCAATTCGTAATAGTCTCGCCTCTTCCAACGCTATCTCCACCTGCCGTGGCAACCACGAATGAACTATCGAGAATGTCAAAACTCAGTTCCCTTCTACTTGAATACTTTGTGTGTGGCTTAAGTATCTCAGGGCAGTTCTCATGATATCTTTTTGTCATGTCAAACAATGCCCTAGTACTGTCAGCATGGTGGGTTATCACCATAGCCTTTCTAGCTTTGTTTTGTGACACAGAGAAGTATAGGTGACCACCGACATAGGTTGATAAACCCTGTTGTCTAGCCTTAAGGATGATGATCCTTATCTTACCTTCTGTTTTTTGTTGTTTATCTACTGCCTTCTGAAGTATTTCTTGGGCAGGGTTCAAAGCAAGTGGAGCAATATCACCTGACTTTGTTCTTATCTTTAATGCAGACTTTGAGTAAAAAGGAAATTCATAAAGAAGTCGTTCTCTAATCTTCTTTAGTTGTGGATCCATCTGTGTCCGTTACAAGAGATGCTAAGAAGTCTTCAGCTTTAGTTAATGCTACTTCATTCTTTGATGCAGGTTTCTGTTTAGTAAAGTCTAATACTAATCTTGCTGCAGCTAGTCTCTCTCTTGTTTCTCCGACAACATTCATAACTTCGACTGCTGTCACTAATGCTTTCTTTGCATATTCGTCTTCAATGTTAAACTTTTCAGCCATAATATTAACTAACCTCTCTGCTTTCCTTTTTTCTCTTGCTCGTATGGGTTCTATTTGCTCTTTTCTATAGCCGTCAGGAACCCCTCTTGGACGACCACCGTTAATCTTCTTCTTGTTAGACCACGACTTTCGTAATGCTCTACCTTCTTCAGTTTCCATCAATGTTGAAAAGTAGTTTTTCTTAGGAGCCTTCTGTGGAAATCTAGTTTTTGATGGTGACTTGGCTCTAAACTTTCTGAGATCAGGCACTTAAGGCTCCCTGACCGAGCTGTAAGGCTCCTTCAGGTAGTTGTTCTTCTTCACGGTCATCCATTGCAAAAGCCGACATAATAATGGCTAATATAGTTCCTAATGGTGATGCATAGAACTTAACAAACTTAGATGATGGTTTGTTGTTTAAGTTGTCTCTAATAAACTTAGCAGTATTAGGTGCTATAGATTTAAACTGTTGAGGTGACATTAAATAACCTCCCACGGCATCGGCTATTAATTCTTCAACAGAAAATATGTATGACTGCTCTTTATTTATGTATTTTGTCATTGCATCTTCGGCAAACTTAATTTGATTTTTAATCATTTTTTGCCTAAAAGGGTCACTAGTTTCATTAAGTTTTGTTTCTAAATTAAGCATACCTTTTTCATAATATGCATATACGTCATTTATATAATTACGAGGGTTAAGTGTGCCTTTTGTGTTTCCTAATGCATTTTCCTTTACTGACATAAACTCAGCATTTAATTGTAAATTAATAATCTCTTGAGATATCTTTTTACCTTGAGAACCAACAGTCAAGTTCTCTAAAACCTTACCTAAATCATCTTCAAGGGTACCTAAGAATGCTGCTCTTTCTCTAGATGTGTCAGGATTATAAACATTAAATGGAAACCCTTCTGCATTTAAAACACCTCTTTGATTAGTAGACTGTGACAAACCATGGGCAACTTCATGTGCAAGTGTCCATAGCTCATCTAACTCAGTCACATTTTGTTTAGGTTTTTTTGGATTCACATAACCCTGTTGAATAGCAACAATTTCTATAGGTTTGTTTTCTCTAGACCTACTGCCACCTGACCTATGGTAACCATGTGTAATACCTTGTTTAGAACTAGAACCTTTTCTTTTATCCATTTGAGTTTTGTTTTTAACAAACACCATTGCATACCCTAAGGCATTTGCAACACTCATTATCTCTTCACGAGTAAGTCCAGTTTCTTGAGGTGATCCTTTTTTACCAACTTCTAATACCTTTTTAATAGTAGGTAAGTAGGAGTTAATCTCAGTATTAGTAGGAAATATTCTTGAAGGGTTTTTTAAAGTTTTAGAATTGGTGGTTGAGTTATCCCTGCCTGACCCTTGGGGGGATCGGTTCGATAAGATACCTCCTCCTGAGAAGTTTTCTGACGTTCTTCCTTCATTCTGCGAACCTCGTGCATTCCCTGAAGAAGGTCTGCCGTGTCTTCCCTCATATACCATGGTGTCTTTTTCTGTGAAGGCTTTTGCCCCTTGACTAAATTTTTCATGGACGAACTTTCCTCCTAAATCATTATATAATTCTTGCTCATACTTCCACAGTAATGCCTGTGCAGACTGTGGTGATATTCCTAAGTTGTTACCAACCTCAGTAAACAACCTTTTAAAAGTAGGTAACTCTGCTGCAGTTGGACTATCTATTAACTGTGTAGCATTTTCAGACTTTCCGTACAAGGGGTTGATAAGTCCACCTGTAATACGTCTAACGCCTCTACTTGCCCATAAATCAACAGTTACATCATGTATACCTTGTAGATTTAAATAAAATGGTGCTACTTTTTGACCGAACATCATAATAGCAGGTACAACTACATCTAAACCACCTAAAATCTTACTTTGACCACCAAGACCAACCTCAGCCCTCATGGCATCAATTTCTCTTTTAGTTTTTTTAGAGTGTAACCAAGCCATAGTGTCTTTTAAACCCATAGTATTAATCATATGACCTATAAGTTTAAGTGCAGGTTCTTTAGACTTACCTTTAAAACCTAATATCTTACCTGTTGATGGGTTAGTTAAACGTATTTCTTTACCCTTTTTACTATCCATATCAATAGCTTCACCAATTTCACCTGTTCTAAAATAGTGTAATGTTAAGGCACCACCCTGTCTCCAATTGAGTATAGGTTTTTCACCAATAGAAGATATAGCAGTTAATAAAAGCAGTAAGTCTTTGTTGTCAGTGCTTTTTAGTATTTCAGGCATAGCCTCAGAAGTTGTTAATATAGCTTCTTCAATATCATTGTCATACCACTCAGCATCGTTTGGATTTTTATCAAGCTGATACTGTGCCTCTTCTGTCATTTGTTTTTGTACAGTTTGGAAGTCATCTTCACTGTTAATAACGTCTAATTTACGACCATACCTTTCATTTTGAAAGTTTTCTAACTCCTGACCTATTTCAGTAAGGTTACGTTTCGGTGGAGTAATTTCAGGGTCTCTTAATTCAACATAACCATCAGTTTGATATTGTTGGTCAGGTTCAATTCTAATTGTGTCGTATACAGGGTGAGTTTTTTTACCTGCTTTAGTCTGCATGTAACCAATAATATTACCCTTAACTATGTTACCATAGCCTCTAGGTCTCATTGTAGGCTCATCACCCTTGGTCTTTCTAAATAACTCTGTAGGTACGTCTGCCTCATACTGCATGGCATAATAATGACCTTTTGAATCTTCGACAGTAACCAAGAAGTTTGCATTTGAACCACCTTTAGGTTCTGTAGTCCAATCCCATAAGGTTTTACGATATAAGTTACTGTGAAATCTTTTACCTGATAATTTATTAGGTGTCTCAGACTGATTAGGGTCTATTTCTAGTTTACCTCTACCGTTTTCATCAATGTAAACTCTTGCACCTGTATAGGTGTTACCTGTTAAGTCCTGTCCGTTAGTTGTATCAACATAGTTACCTTGATCGACTTCAATACCGTCTATCTTTTTGTAAAGTTTCTTAGTTTTAGGAAATACATCAATACCTTCACCTATATTGGGAACGGCCATGTCATCTATTTGACCGTCTTCAGTGACTTCTACTTGTTGTTGATTAGGTTGTTGTTGTGTAACTCTGTTTAAATATGGAACGACATACTGTTGTATAGCCTCAGGATTACCTAATCTTGTAGCTAAGTCTTCTATAATTTTAGTACCTGATTCAACAGGGTTAGAACCTAAGTTTTTCTTCATACTTAATAAAGCAGGTATTAGTAGTGATTTATCTAAAGCACTTAGAGTTGTGTCGTTGTTGACGGCCTCTATAAGCTCATCTGCAAAGGCACGGTTGTCGTCTATACCTCGTTGGTAGTT